AGAAATGCTATAGAGCACATATTCTTTTCTAATGAATCCATATCGGAAGACAACTGTACGATATGCAATCAACGTGTTACTGGTTTTAAAAACTTAATTTCAAAACAAGAGTATGAGATAAGTGGTATGTGTCAAGCTTGTCAAAATGACATTTTTATCGATGTTGAATATGATGATGACGAGCGTATCTAACGCTGCTCCCAGGCAAGCTGTACGCCAGCAAAGCTGGCCCTTGCTTGCTAGGTCGCTGCTTGAATTAGTTAATCGGGCTTCACGTTCCCCGCTGCCTATGGGCGGGGATCGTCTCGCCCTCTATGTGTTATTAGTAACTTTTGGAGGTAGATATGAATATAAATCCTGATATGGATGCTCTACAGTTTATGAGCGAAGACGAACTTTTTGATTACTTAGAACTAGAAGAATCAAATCCTCTTGACAATTCTTTCAAGTCAGGGGTTTACGAGTATCTAAATTGGTTCTATGACGGTGAGCAAGACGATTTATTGCTGTAACATACGTTCCCCTTTCAACAAACTTTTATACAGTTTTAGAAATAGAGCTGTATTGAGGCAATGTTGCCTGTTGTTCTTAATGGAGTAAAACCTATGGACAAACAACCTAGTGGAGGTTCAAGTATTCTGTATGCAGCAGCTACAGAAAGCTTGGTCTCTGACGCTAGTGCTACTAGTACGTTTGAAAAAATGATACAAGAAGCATTTACACATAGCTCTGTGGATACTTTTACACAAGAGATCAAAGATACCGAAAGACAAATCAAGAAAGACTTTGAAGTATCTTCTATGCCAGGTCCTTGGAGATCAGCTAAGAGCGTTATTCAGACTGCTATGAAGCTCGGAATAGCCCTTGTAGACGATAACGGGAGCTATGTTGGTAAGACAGCACTCCAGAGCAAAATAAAGGCTGCAAAGCCTTCTAAAGAAGAGTATTCCATCGAAGAATATGTATCTCAGATTATGTCTAAGATGCTATCTGTTCCAAAAGAATTATCTAGCCATGATGTTTGTAAAGAAGTATACAAACAATTGATAGAGATGGGGTTTTAATAAATGCTTACTAAAGGCATTGAGGTCATGAAATATGTACGGGCAAGTGCAGGTAGAGCTGGCTTGTCAGTCGTATTTGAAGACACTAACCAACCTAGGCATGATGGTAAAACTATCTATTTGCCTAAGATCACGGAAAGTACAACCGATGAACAGCTAAAAGATCTAATGGCTTCCACAGACCATGAGGTAGCCCATGATCGCTTTAGTTCGTTTGAGGTTCTTAAAGAGAAAGACGTTGATCCCAAAGGTATCGTATTGTTTGTCTGGAATTTCCTTGAAGATTCTAGGATTAACAATATCGAAGCTGAGGAGTATCAAGGCTTTAGAGAAAACTACGATGAATGTTGTTCTTCTATAGTAGAGAGAATCTTCAAGAAATCTACTAAAGATCCTGCATTTATTGCAAAACTCACCACTGCTCTTATCCACTGGGAATCAAACATATCCGTGCATAACTTCCCAAAGATGCAGCTTGTCACTAGCAAAGCAATTCCTGATGAAACCTTAACAAATGTTCTTAATAACTTTTCTGATCGTCTTATTCATTGTCATAAGATTCTGGATAAAAGACTAGGCACTGAAGCTACATACAAACTAGCTATAGACATCTTAGAAAAGTTAGGTAAAGAATGTAAAGATGAGTTTAAGAAAGCTAAAGTAGACAAGAAAGCAGAAGGAGAAGAAGGAGGCGAGTCTTCCAAAGACGAGTCAGCAGACGACAAAGAAGGTAAGCCAAAAAGCAGCAGCAAAGCTGAAGATGGCAAAGCTAAAGAAAAAGATGACGAAGAATACAAGATCATCACACTTAAGCTAACAGAAGATCAAATCGAGAATTATTCAGTAACTCTTCCAGAAGAGAGTCTTATGGGTAAAGTCGGTATCAATCTTGAACCTACTAGGCGTAGTAGCTATGACTGGACATTGACTGACTACGATAAGTTTATTGTTGTTAACTATCCTAAGAAGTTAGGTGAGGAAATGTATTTCCGTCCTAACAAAAGGTTCTTAACAGAGTATCAGGAAAGAGCAGGTAGCAAACTCTTGGCACAAGAAAACTTTGCACAACAAGTTAGAAGACTGATTCAGATCAGAGCTAAAGTACAAAGACAGTACGGTGTTAAGAAAGGTAAGTTAGATCAATCTAGGTTATCTCGTATCTGCTTTAACGCTCCAGGGTTTAATGAAAGAGTGTTTAAGAACAAGATAGAAAACAAAACTCTGGATGCTTGTATATCTGTGTTAGTCGATATGTCAGGCTCTATGTCAGGTGACAAAGTATTTTATGCTTTGGCATCTACTTTGCTACTCAATGAAGTATGTACAACTCTTAACATACCCGTTGAGATTGTTGGTTTTACAGATGGATATTCAAGAACTACTGATTCTGTTCCATTGATGTTCGTATACAAGGGATTTAATGATCTAGTTGTTAGTGAAGACAGTATCAAACAATACTTTGCTTACAGTAGCAGTTGGATGACAGGTAATCCTGATGGTGAGAACATTTTATGGGCATTTGATAGAGTAGCTAAGAGAAAAGAGAAGAAGAAGCTTCTAATTGTTATGTCTGACGGTAGCCCAGCAGCTAGTAGAGGTTATGACGGTTTAGAAGAATTTACGAGAAAAGTAATTAGAGAGATAGAAGCTAGTAAGGCTGTTGACATTTATGGTTTAGGTTTATGTAGTAATTCTGTATCGTATTACTACAAAGCTCATAGCATAGTGCATAGCCCAGAAGAGATACCAAAGAACTTAATCGAGTTAATAGAAAGGAAGATAATCAATGTCTAGTGAATTACCAGAAACATTCATAACTAAATCAGATCCACCAAAAGTAGAGGATCTCGTCAAGAAAGCTCTCAAAGAAGCTCTTGACAAGCGTAGACCACCAGCTACTGACGTACCAAAAATACGTGAGAAAGATGGTGTAGAGATGCTAGAAGAACTAGCAGTAGACATGGCTAAGGATGTTACTAGTAAAAAACCTATTGGTCCTAACCAAGCTTACTTCTCTGATGTTATTGGTGATCATCTCATACCAATGACAGAAGACTTCGGTGTAACAGTCTTTAAAGACTATGATTGGGATGAGCGTATTGCATCATTTATTCCTCAAGTTGATAAAGATTATGTTATTGATAGAGAACTAGCAAACAACATTCTCATGTCTTGGGAACTAGGCGAGAAGGTTCTATGTTATGGTCCAACAGGTGCAGGTAAATCTAGTTTGATTGAACAGTTATGTGCATTAACTGGTAGACCATTCGTTAGAGTTAACTGTACAGGTGACATGGATTCATCAATGATCTTTGGTCAATTAACTGCTAAAGATGGTTCTACTATATGGGTAGATGGTGCAGTTACAGAAGCTGTTAAGTACGGTGCTGTGTTTGCATGGGACGAGTGGGACGTTACTCCTCCAGAGATTTCTATGGGTCTTCAATGGCTCTTAGAGGACAACGGTAAGTTGTTCTTAAAAGAAATGCCTGGAGCTACAGCAGACAAACAAATCATTCCACACGAGCATTTCAGGATAGTTGCTATTGGTAATACTCAAGGTCAAGGTGATGAGTCAGGTGCTCATGCAGGTACTAACGTACAGAACTCAGCAACTCTTGACAGGTTTGGTACTGCTGTATACATTGATTATCTACATCCTTCAGTAGAAGAGAAGATGATCACAAACAAATGGAAAGACACTGTATCTAAGAAGGCTGCTAAGGAACTTGTTAAGTTAGCTAATCTAATCAGACAAGGTTACAAGTCTAATCAATTTAGTTTAACAATCTCTCCTAGGTCTTTATTTAGTATCTGCCGTAAGGTATCTGCTGGTTGTAGCTTAAAGAAAGCCTATACATTGGTGTTTCTCAACAAGCTCAACGATACACAACGTAAAGTCGCTGACGAACTCTTTAACAAAGTTTACGGCTCTAGCTCCTAAAGCATAAAACCATATAGCCTTATCTTCGGATAGGGCTATTTATTTTGTGTTTTTAATAAAGATAACAATGATTGATAGAAAACTTATCTTAGCAAATGCTCCTAGTAACATTGGAGAGCAAGTACACGTTAACCACATAGGCTGCGAAGCAGGTGTAGACAACAAACGTAGACTGTACATCAAAAAGACAGACAAAGGACTAGTGGCCTACTGCCACCACTGTAGCAACAAAGGCTACGCCAAAGATGAGAACAGACTATCAACATGGCTAAACAAAACAGCAGCAGCTAAAGTCATTAAAGAACAATTCTCTGCTAGTAATCTATGTGAGATTAGTGTTTCAGGTAAAGCTTGGTTAAGACAATACTACTGCGATGTTAACAACGAACGTTGCTTCAATGGTGTTAAAGGTAAAAACTCTGTAGCTCTAACACTGTATGGACCTGATGAATCTTTATTAGGTTGGCAGGTACGAAACCTGCTACCTGAAGATAGTGTACCTAAATACACAACGCATTATGTCAGTGAAAGAAGTAATGGTGATCCAGCATGGTTTAACAGACTATCAACAAAAACTTTAGTAATCACAGAAGACTATTTGAGTGCTTACAGGGTAGGGTTTAACACACCACATTCTTCTATGGCGTTACTAAGAACATCTTTGTCAGACAAGGCATTGTTTGACATAGAGAGCAAGCATTACGAAACAATCATTATCTGGTTAGACCCAGATGAAGCAGGAAGGAAAGGAGCAGCAAAAGTATATGAAAAACTAAACCACTTTTTACCACACAACACAAATATAGTTATATTTGATCTTGACAAAGAACCAAAAGAATGTACTGCCTTAGAGCTACAGACTTATTTAATCTAAAGGAACTTAATGGATTACGATGTGCTTTATCTTTGTTCTCAAAGCAAAGAGAATTTAGCCAAATACAGACGATACATCAAACCGCATGTAGTCGTTAAAGAGACCAACATCATTCTTGATGGTATGGACAAATACTACAAAACATTCCCAACAGTTTCTGACTTCAACTGGGATAGTTTTTCTGCTTTTCTTATAGCAGACCAAAGCAAACGACTAACTGACGATGCTATTGTCAAGCTTCGCATGACGCTAACCAAAGCAAAAGCGTTTGTTCCACACCATGCACACGAAGAAGTTATCAAAACTCTTATAGAGTTAGATTACTTAGCTCTTATCATGGAAGAATGTGAAAAGGTAAAAGAGGGTTCTAGTGATCTTGAACACGTTCATATCCTAGCAACCAACGCACTTAAAGATGTAGAAAGGTATATAGAAAAAGATGAGCTGTTTGTATCTGCTGACTTATCTGCTATTGCTGATCGTATCAGCTCTAGCGGTTACGAATGGAGACTCGATGTTCTCAATCGTTCGCTTGGTCCTCTTCGTACAGGTAATTTTATTATTGTTGCAGCTAGGGTTGAAGTAGGTAAGACAACGTTTTTAGCTAGTGAGGTCAGTTACTTAGCACAGCAGTTACCCAAAGACAGACCTGTTGTATGGGTTAACAACGAAGAAGAATCTTCTGTTGTGTTCTTCAGGATAGTACAAGCAACACTAGGACAGGAATCTAAGGTCATCATAGCTGACTCAAAGGCAGCTATGGATAAGTACACCACACTGATGGGTGGTAACAAAGACAAGATACGTGTTACTAAGGACATGAACAACATAAGAGACTTAGAGACATTGTTCAGAGAAGTTAACC